TGCTGCTCAACAAACTTTTTCATCTGCTCCGGCAGCTCACCGGTAAAGCATGTGTACTGCCGTGCCACGCCACGGACGGATGGGCCGCAGTACACGCGGGTTCTCGTTTCTTTCTTGGTCATACCATTTCCTCTATTTCTGGATCAGTCGCCGGATCAGCATTCGCGACAGTGCAGGTCATTTTCACTGCACCGAAGTAATACGGGTGATAGTCGTCTTTCGACATTTTCCCCTTGATGTTTCCTTTCACGGTACACGCCCTGCCGAACCTCGGGACCGCCCGGAAACCTTTCATGATGTCCGTTACGATGTTCAAAACATCTCGGTAGCCCTGCCGTTTTAGCCCGGTGTCATACGCGCAAATGTACATCGTCACATCAACTTCCATCGGCGCGTCGCCTTCCGGCGAATCCATATCACCAATTTCTGTGATGATGTAGGGCGCAAATGCTTCTGGGGTATCAACAGCATCGTCCCGTCCTGTGTCGATGGGCAGGTCTTGTTCAAAGAAATTCAGTTCCTTTTCCCCGCCGGGTCCGCAGTATGTTTTTCCTTTGAAGTTTTTTTGAAGCGTCTGGTTCAATGCAACCTGCATCATATAAGGGGTCATGGCAAGCATTTCTTCTGTCATTACCTCGCCCCCTTCTTCGCTGCCGCTCTGGCAAGCGTTTTCTGGATCGACGCTTTAAGTTTTTTCTCCAAGGTGTCCTGCACATCCGGCTCTACCTGTTCCCAGATCACATGGTGCATTGCTGCCGCCGAAGGGCTTCCCATGGTTTGCAGCGTTTCCACGTTGCCATCTTTGTTCCGCCAGCGCGGTGCGCCAGATTTCTTTGTGACCGTGTTATGGCTGCTGGAACCAATGACGCGCTGCACCATGCCAACGTGCCCGCTTGCGAACTCTACCAAAAATCCTTTGCTCAGATTCCCTTGACCAGGCAGCGGTTTCATTCCGCTGTTTTTCAGAACCTTTGCCTTGAAAAGATCAGGCGCATTCGCAACATCCTGTCCGACGTAAGGTCTTGACGGGATTGTTTTGAAATAGCCCAGGTCATTTTTCATAGCATCTTTCTGGCCCGGCCCGCCGATATGCAGTTCCGCGCCCAAGTCTGACACCTTCGCCCTTTTTCTGATTTTCAAGTCGTTTAAATGGCGACGGCCGGCGCCGTTGACGGCATACCGTTTCTTTGCTTCCCGGATCATGACTTTGCGGGCATCCTTCGCCGTCTCGTTCACCGCATTGCGGATCACAAGCGGCGCTTTCTTCCCACAATTCCCCAGCGCTCTTGCTACGTCCTTCTCGCCGATCAGTTCAATCGAGAGGTCACTTGCATTGTATCGTGTATAGCTCATTGCCGTTTCCGATCTATGGTTATCACATATATACCCTGCTGTTCATCAAAGTTTTGGATGAACAAGTCCATTCCATCAACCTGTATTGGGTTTCCGATTTTGGGTTTCTTGCCGAAGTCCTGTACCTTGACGTACAGCTTTTTGCTTGTGGAGTAGATGGATGTGCCGTAGCTTTGACGCACGCCGCCTTCCAAATGTCCGCTGGATTCTTTCAGCGTGTCATTCGAGATTACAGCCTTCATCTTCTGTCCGTTGATGGTATGTTCATCTGCGAAAATATCATCATCCAGAAACACGGCATCAATATCCACTTCCAGCAGTTTTTTGAAGTCGGACATTTTCTTTCCTCAAAAAGCTATTCCCCGCCGTTCAGCGCGGCGGGGAGCTTTCGCTTTTAGTCTGCGGCGCAGACCTCAACAACCATCCAGCTGTCCACCTTATCAGGGATGGGCAGCGGGTGGGACTGAACTTCCATCAGGCGGCGGTCAGGGTGATGCTCAACATAGGAGCGCAGCAGACGGTCGGTCTGAGCGCTGACCCACTGTTTGGATGCATCGTCCAGGTAAGTACACAGGCCATAGCCCATCAGGAAGTTGGGCGCATGGTTGATGAGGATGATCTTGTTGGGGTCCACCAGGGGCTTCGTGGCCGGATGCTCCGGGTCGGTCCAGTCGTCCAGATAGTACTCATTGTAGCAGTAGATGTCCATGGACGGGTCGTTCAGGTGGCCGTAGTAGGTCAGGCCATTGGGCAGTTCCTTCACGTTGATAACGCCGAAGCCGTAGTTCTTGGTGTCCAGACGGCTGCGGATGTCCAGATCATCCAGGAACAGGTCCAGGGCCTTGCTGCCCATGATGCACATATCCACGTTGGAGAATCCGTTCTTGGAAACATCGCGTTTCCACTCACGCAGGTTCTTCACGATCTCCGCCTTGTCAGCACCCCACATCGCGGTGCCGGTCAGCTTCTTCGTGTTGGTAAAGCCGAAGTCGATAATCTCGTTCACGCCTTCGCCGACAATGGGAATCTGACCGGTCATGATGGCCTGGGCGCACATCCACTCCTCCCTACGAACAACCGCATCGTTCAGGCGGTTGTATTCCTCGATCTGCTTCTGCGCAGCGCGCTGGGCAGGGGTCATGCCGCTGTACAGCTCTTCGCCAGGCAGACGGCTCATAAGCTGGTCTGCCGTGGTGATGTCGTAGGGGTTAATCAGGGGCGGCTTGTAGCTCAGAGTTTCATAGCCGCTGGCAGACAGAACCTTGCCACCCTTGCGGGGATGCACGAAGGCAGCCATGCGGCGGTCGCCCTTCACCAGATCGAAGTCGATGCGCTCTGCCGTGGAAGTCTTCTTGTTGGTAAAGAAGCTGTCGCGCATAAAGGTGTGGATCGGGGGTGCCAGTCTCACAACCTCTGCCAGATAACGCGGATCATAAATGCTTACCGTATTAGGCATATTTTCTTCCTCCTTCCTTTATTTCAGGAAAATGCCGATGTTGCGGAATGCCACTTCCAGAGAAGCGGCGGTGACGCCAGTTTCCAGCGCCAGGCGGTCAGCGAAGAACTCACCCGTCAGATAGATCACGGCTTCTTCGTCAGCCTTGAAGTCCTCGGTGGCAATGCCGTACAGGGCGGCCACGCCGTCGCTCTTGCCGACGGGCGACACCTTGCCGGTGCTGCTATCCAGCTTGACCGGTGCGCCCACTTTCAGATCAGCGCCAGCCTTCTTCACCGCCGTGGTAACGCGGATGTCGGTACCCGCCAGCAGGTATTCCGGCGAGTAGGAAAACTTTTTGACCTCCAAATCCATGCTCATGGTTCTTCCTCCTTACTGCTTCTTGCTGACCGCACGCAGGGCATCCAGGTAGATGTCTGTCTGCTGGTTGCCGGGGTCAACGCTGTTCACGCTGTTTGCGCCGCCGCTCTGTGCGTCGTCATGCAGGCCTTTGGTCTTGTCCTCTGCCTGCTTGCGGGCAAACTTGGCAACTTCCTTGGCGTACTGGGTGGCATCCATGGGATGCTCTCCGTACAGGGCATCCTGCATGGTCTTTTCCATGCCAGGCATGGTCATGTCCTGAATGTCCTTGATGCGGGCACGCTCACGGTTGATGGCATCCACGGCGGCGTCCTTTTTGATCTCGTTGACCATATCCGGGTACGCCTTCACCAGGTCGTTCTTGTTTTCGATAGCCATTGTTTTTTCCTCCTGTGTTCCGGTCTTTCCCGGATTATTTGCGGAATTAGAAAAGCCGCCGGGCTGTTTGCCCATGCGGCTTTTTACGAAATCAGGGGCCTTATCAAACGGCAGGCCCATCCCGATGCTGTTTACGAACAGCACACCGTTTCTGTTTTCGACAACTGCATCCGATTCTTCATCGTCCACTTCGTCGATGAAGCCGTTCTCCTTTGCCTGGGCAGCTGTCCACCAGTTCGTTTCATCCATCCACTTGCCGCACTGATCCGTACTCTTGCCGGTTTTCTTGGCGTATAGTGCAACGATGTTTTCGCGGATGGTGTCCAGCGCTTTCAGGCAGTCGCGCATATCTTCTGCTGTCAGGTAGTCGCAGACGCCCATGCTGGCAGGATGGATCATGTAGCAGCTATCCGCCGCCGCAATTACCTTGTCTGCATGGCAGGCAATGATCGTGGCCGCGCTGGCGCACAGGCCGTCGATGTGAACCGTCACCGTCGCGCTCGACCGTTCCAGCTGGTTTCCGATGGCCTGCGCAGCGAACACGTCGCCGCCACCGCTGTTGATGTACACCGTAATTTCCTGCACATCGCCCAGCGCGGCAAGATCGTCCGCAAACTGCTTCGGCGTAACTTCATCGCCCCACCAGCTACTTTCGGAAATATTGCCGTAAAGCAGAAGTTCCGCTTTCTGGCCGTCTGCCAGATTGCGGAACTTCCAGAAACAGTTATTCGTTTTGGGTGTCTGCGGGTTTCCCGCCTGATTCACGATTCGGTTCGTTCCCTTTTGGGGCGTTTCCTTCATTCGCAATGTCGTCCACCTCCTTTTTCATTCTTGCTTCAATGACACGCTGGCGGATGTTCGCTGCATAGCTACCGCCGTTCATTGTTGCAGTTTCCTGATCCGCTGTCGAGAATCCCGCTGCAACACGCTTCACAGCGGCATCCACCTCCTGCACCGGGTTCAGGTTAGTTCGCGCC